AAGTCACAAATTAAAGGCGATAAGAAATACTGGACTGTCGATGAGATCATGAGGATGCCAAACAAGACGTTTGAAAAGCATCAATCGGAAATACTCAAAGCGATGGAAAGTGGATCGATACGCCGCTAATCTCTTGTGAGGTAATAAAATGTCTTTTTCACAATTTTCAACGGGTGCTACATCTGAAGTAAACTTTATCCCAGAGGTGTTTTCCAAACTCCTTCAGGCTAAGTTCTACAGCAAATCAATCCTGCCCGAAATCAGCAACACCGACTACGAGGGTGAAATCTCAGGTCAAGGCGACAAGGTAACTGTACGCACAGTTCCTGCCGTAACCATCAACGATTACGCGGGTACTATCACTACTCAAGAGCTGACTACTGCCAAGGTAGAGATGAACATCGATAAGGCTAAGTACTACAGCTTTAAGGTCGATGATGTGCTGTCTGCTCAGGCAGATATCAACATGCTAGAAGCCGCATCTACTGATGCTTCTGAAGGTATGCGTATCGCTGTTGAGACCGACGTACTGTCTAGCGCTGTAACTGGTGCGACTACTATCGGCGCTCAGACCACGATCACTTCATCCAACATCTTGGAAGAAATTCTGACTCTGTCTAAGACTCTTGATGAGCTGAACATTCCAGAAGAAGGTCGATTCATCGTTCTTTCTCCTGAGTTCATCTCTATGCTCAAGCAGTCTGAGCTGCGTCAGGCTTACCTGACTGGCGATGCCACTTCACCTCTCCGCAACGGTTTGGTTGGAATGGTTGACCGCTTTAAGGTTTTCCAGAGCAACATGGTTTACACCCCAGCTTCTGGCGGCGACGCCGGTTATACCCACGTATTGGCTGGTCACCCTAAAGCGCTGTCCTTCGCGTCACAGTTCACTAACACTGAAACTGTTCGCATGGAAAGCACTTTCGGCGATCAGGTTCGTGGTCTGAAGGTGTACGGTTCTAAGGTTATCGTTCCTGACGCATTGTGCGTTGGTAAGTGGACCTAAGATACCGCCTAATAATTGGGGGAGGGAGACCTCCCCCTTTTTAGCGAGTTATTCATGACTAAGAAATCGAACACAAAGAAAGACGAAATTTTTCTGAAAGCCAAGGAAGACTACAGCGTCAAGCTAGATAGGCGACTGACCCTTGCTCAACTAGAAGAACAGGTGAAGCGATTGGCGGAAGATAAAGCCAACCCTAAGCCTATTGAACAAGAGTTGATTCCCAAGCGAGTCAGAAACGTCATTACAGGCAATGAGTTCGACTACAACCCGATTTTTAAAAACAACCCCGATTTATTAGTAATCGAATGGGAGACCGATAATGGCTGACACAAAGGTAATAGACATTTTAGATCGGGCTGGGATTATTCTTCAGGATAATACAAACGTCCGGTGTCCAAATTCAGAACTTTTAAAGTTCTTTAACGACGCGCAAAAAGAAGTTGTTCTGCACCGCCCCGACGCAAAGATGGTGAACACCACCTATAACTGTGTTGATGGTAGCAAGCAGACACTCCCGAGCGCTGCACTTAGACTGATTGAGATTGTACGCAACGTGGGCGGCAGAGCCGTTACACAGGTACAGCGTCGCATTCTTGATGAGACCCTGCCTAATTGGCATGAAACGACAGCGGGAACAAACAAGATAGAGCATTTTGTTTATGACCCAGCTGACCCCAAGAATTTCTATGTTTATCCGAAAGGAGCTTCTGGCACTCACAGTCTAGAGATTGTGTACTCCTCTGCGCCTACCGAGATATCCATATCGGACTTCGATACAGATACAACCACCATTAGCCTAGACGATGTCTACGCTAACTGTATCTTGGATTACGTTCTGTATCGCTCGTACCAGAAAGACTCTGAATTTGCCGGTAACGCGTCACGAGCCATGATGCACTACCAGAGCTTCGCCAACGCCCTTGGAGTTAAGACCCAAGCGGATGGTGCTACCACGCCAGTTCCAGCGATGGTAGGTAACGGCTAATGAAATATTCTGACCTGAACCTCTATATACGACCCGAAGCACAGGGCGCTCCTGACTTTGTAATTGAAAGGGCGGTACGTGATTCCGCGATAGAGTTTTGCGGCAGGTCAGATGCGTACATGCCAGAGCCAGAATTCATGACGGCAATTTCTGGTGTAAATGAGTACGCTGTTTCTTTACCTACCGGTACAGAGCTTAACCACATAATTGATATATTCGACAAGACCACGCCCCTAAAGCCTATTAGCTACAGTGAGCTGTTACAGCGGTTGGGTGATGAGACTACAAGGGGTTCCCCCTCTTACTACTCGCAGAGGGATAACACAGACTTCTATATTGCTCCGATACCGGCAGCCCCTGTGACCCTGCGGGTTATGTATTCCGTCAAGCCGACATCCACAAGCTCCAGCATTCCAGACACTGTTGGCAAAGAGTATCGAGAAATTATTACTCACGGGGCGTTGTACAGGCTACAGATGATGGCATCGCAGCCTTGGGCGAATCCTAACGCAGCCTCCGTAAACAAGCAGCTTTTTGAGCGGGGCTTGGGTCGAGTGATACGCCAAGTCAAGTACGGTTTCAGCGGTGGCTCATTAACGTGCAAATCGAGGGAATTTATCTAATGGCATATATAACGACCATTGATCTTGTTCAGGGCGATCAGCTTCCTGAGATAGAGATGACTCTTAAAGACAGCAATACTCCTGCGGTGGGAGCCGTGCTAGATGCTGACGACCCGACTACTTTTTCTGCTTTAGACCTGAC